GAACGCTACTAGTTACCAGACAGATGTATTATGACATACAAAATGTTAAGAAGCATAAGTGGACTGCTTATACTCCTGAATACATTTGTGTATATATAGAAGAAAACGGACTTAAGAAAAAGACATTAGAAATACCTAATCCGTTTGGTGAAGTGCCAGCTACCTTGTTAAAAGGTCAGACCGATGCTAACAGTTCGTTTATTGTTGGCAAGCCTCGTAGATACTCCTTGAAGGGAATGTACCTTGCAGCCTCAGAGCTTTTTTATGACCTCAAGAAAGGTTCTGAGCTGTTTGGTCACCCTATTCCTGTGCTTACAGACTCTATAGTTCGGTCTCTAGCTGGTGTCGCTGATGACGATCAATATGACTCTCGTACTATCAAGGAGGGCGTAGGTATGGCTATTATCATTCCTGATGAGCAAACGATTCCTAACAATATGTTATATCAAGCGGATATGTCTGGACTCCAGCACCTCAGGGATGTAATATTTGGGGACTTAATGTCTCTTATTTTCTCTATGGCTCAGGTTCGAGACAAATCCATTGTTAAGAGTAACGTATCTGGTTCTGCTAAGAGGTTTGATAACGTAGAGGAACAGGGTTTGTTAGCGTCTACGGCTATGGACATGGAGATGGTAGAAATGCAAGTCCTTAAAAGAATGGCTAAGGTTCGTGATGAAGACCCAATGGATTATCACGTTACTTATTCTAAGCATTATGACTTGTCTAGTGCTTCCGAAATATTCTCAGACATTACAGAAGGTATGCAATATCACGTATTGCCTCTACCGCTACTCAAGAAACTAACTGCGGAATATATGAGAAAGCGATCTATGCCTCAAGAAGACATAATAAGCGTCATGCAACACTTTGATGATTTTGGTATTCCAAAAACTAGTAGTGATCTTAAAAATCTTATTGATATATTACCACAAGAAGAACTTCAACGCCAAGCAGAACTTGGTATTGATTTAAATAGCGAGCAATAACTAACTTATAAACATTATGAGTGAAGAAAACATAGAGTCCGTTGACGCTCCTGAGTCAACAACAGAAGAGACAACTTCTCAAAACGAACAACAACAGCAACCAGAGTTCGATAAAGACAAGTTCTTTAGGGGCGCTTACAATGAAGGTAAGGGCAAAGTCGAACGTGACGTAATAAATAAATTCTCTGAACTATTAGGTGATGATGTCAATACTCTCGATGATGCGTTCTCTTTATTGTCAAATAAAATGCAACCTGTGCAAGAGGATAAGGGTGAAGCAGATAAGTTGCGAGAACTGTTGCAACAATACCAAGAGCAAGCAGAGGCAGCCAAAGAGCAATTAGCACTGAATCAAATGGAGAGCCGCATAGGCTCTGAGTTTAATTCTGCTTTTAGCGCTTTAGAGCAAGACAACGATCTGACGCTCAGAAAAGATTATATAGAACAACTGTTCTACAACGAATATGAAATTGAGGAGAGCAACGGTCAGTTTTATGCTACCAAAGGTGGTGTACCTGATTTAGATGCTCAAGGCAATAGAAAATCGGTAGGGAACTCTCTAGTAGAGTTTGCTAAACAATTTGCAAAGCCCAAGAAAGTGGGCGCTGGCGGAGCAACTGGTGGTACTCCTTCTAGTGAAAGACCTAGCCGAGCAGAGTTTCAAAAACTTGTACGCTCGACTAATCCAGCGGATCGTGCTAAGGCTGAGGAGCTATTCGGTGCTTCCAGAGCCGCAGGCGGTTGGGCTGAACAAGCGTAAATCCACCTTATGGTTAGGCAAAACCTTAATTGTCATGTTCTGGTCATAGCGACCCAAAGGCTAAATATAATCTAACATTTAATTTAACTTTTATAAAGACATGGCAATTAATAGTAATTTTTCCATCTATGAGCCAGAGGCGTTTGTTGAGGTTGCACTAGCCAACCAATATCCAGACCGACCAATGGTATCTAAAGCCGTTACTAATGTAGCTGGTGCATCCATCGAAGGTCTTGTTGCAGCTCGTAACAAGACTGTAAGCATTACTCGTGCAGTAAAACCTAGTGGTTCTCCTAGTGCATACTCAGGAAGCTACTCTCTAGGAACTCCTAATGCTAGCGAGGAACAACTAGTAATCAACAAGCATTATTACGCTGGGTTCAGCATAGACAAAGCTGACCAGAAATTTGCACTTCCTGACTTAGTGCAGCAGCACTTTGTACCAAGACTACACCAGCTTATTACTCAGATTAATGCTGACGTAAAAGCAGAAGCACGTAAGGCTTTTGAAGTAGCTTTTGCTGATAATAACACTGACTCTACTGTGTTAGATGCTAATGACCTTGCTGAAGCACGAAGAATCATGGCTGCTCGTAAGTTTGTATCTGACAACATGATGATGGTTATTGATCCTTTCGCTGAGAAAGACTTGACTACACTAAGCCTATTCCAACAAGCTAATACTCGTGGAGACTCAGGTATTCAGTTAGGTGGAGCTATGGGTCGTGCGTATGGTTTTGACTTCTTTATCGACAATGAGGGAAGTGACCACACACCAGCTACAGTAACTGACGCTGTTCTTGCAGCCACAGAAGCTATTGGCCAAACTGCATTAACTATCGACAACGGTAGTGGTTCTGCAGCAACTGTATCTCTAGCTGAGGGTGACATTGTTACTTTCGGTTCTGCTAAGGGTACGGATGACTTCTACACTGTAGAAAGTCAAACTGGTACTGTATTAACCATTAAAGAGCCATTACGAAAAGCGCTCGCCAATAACGCTACTATCAACCCAGTTGATATTGCTTCAGGTGACACTGGTCGTGAGCAGTTCTTCTACGATCCTTCTGCCCTTGCCCTAGTTACTGCGGTTATGCCTTCAGTAGATAGCGGTTCAGGTTCAGGCGTGCGTAGAGCCGCTGGTTTTGAGCCTTCTAACAACGTGAACTACACATTGACTGTAGAAGAAACCAAGTCAGGTGCTGACATACTTATCGAAGTTCTTTACGGAACTAAAGTATTCAGACCAGATCTAGGTGGTCGTTACATTCGTGGTAACGTAGCTAAAGCGTAAGCTACACGCTAACAACAAAATTGGGGGAAATGTTGTCATTTTTGACAACGGCTCCCCCTTTTTTTAAGCCATAAAGCAAAATGATAAACATAGATGAGATAATGGACTACAAAGCTATGATAGGTATGCTTGGATTGTTATCAAGTATTACCCTGCAACAGGTGTCTACAGTAGTGTCTATTCTTGTAGGTTTAGTAACTCTTGGTTACATGACCATGAAGTGGTATTATGAATGGAAAAGAATCAAAGGTAAAAAATAATGGCGTTCAGTGACCTAACCCTTACTAGAAATAATATTGACGCACTAGAAGAGCTAACGTTTAAGGGTGTAAACGTCACTACAGGCTCCACAACGCTCAATCTCTCTGAGAAGGATAATCTCATACTAGGTAAAGCAATTAAGCTCCTTAAAACGGATATTCTTGAGAATCTTAGAGAGTACATCAACGATACTACGTATAGCACAGAGGTAGCTCTACTAGATGCTATACACGCTGCGGATTCGGAGGAACTCCTCGTTGATTTATTAACATACAAATTTTTAGAGTTGTGGTTCGCTCAAGACGCAACTCACAGAGATAGCTACTCTTATGAAAAAGCTAGGAAGTACTACGCAATGTACAATCAATATTTAACAGCTAACATTAGAAGACTAAGTGGTTTACTTGCTAAACCAAAGACGACTCCTAGAGTTAGATTTATGAGTTTGTATTGATATGACTTTAGGTGAAGCCATAAAAAAAGATTTAGAGGATACTATTCTAAGTGTTCCTAGACAAGTACTCACCGATATAGGTAATGAGTATAAAGAACATATATGGAAAATTTCAAGTCAAGGAACTCAGCCAGATGGAAGTAGTCGTCAAGTATTAAATAAAAAATATAGAAATAGAAAGGTTAATAAAGGTGCAAAACCTTTTAGAGACTTTATATGGTCGGGTAACGCTAAACAATCTTTTTATTTTGAGCAAAGTGAAAACACAATAAGTTTTGATTATAATGATGACGAGGCTTACTACTACATGGATCATCATGAAAACAAAAAAGAAGGTCACAGACTTTATCCTGTTGAAAAAGATAGTAACAGCTCAGAGCAAAAAAATATTATAGATTTTGTAGAAAAACAAATATCTAACACTCTTAATAAGCCTAGAACATTAAAGGCTGAAGCGAAGGTGACTAGAATTGGATAGAAACGCAATACTTAGCGGTTATGTGACTAGCTTTAGTAGTTATTCATCTACTGATTCAAGACCTACTGTTGAAAAGGTATTGAAATTTAGTGGTGCAAATCTCGATATTAGAAAACGTGCAGATATTAAAAGAGAGGTTGTGATTTTTAGGTTATTAAGCGGATCAACTGATTATTTAGTAGATGCAGATAAACCAAAAGAATTAAATCAGAATTTTGAAGCTATTGTGTATGTAGAGCAAGCGAATACTCATAGCGGAAAAGATACTGCTTATGATAGAATGTTAGAACTTACAGACCAGCTTATTGATTGGGCAGATACAACAGTAGCGACCACAATAACATCTGATGTATATACCATTACAATAACTGGGGTTGATAGTGTTGACGAAGAAGATGGCTATCTATCAACAAACGTGAATTTTCAAAGTATAATTAAAATATCCTAAACCAAACACAAGACAATGGCTAAATTTATATTAGACAAAATAACCGTTGACGATGATGCAGTAACTGCAAGTGGCAGCGGTCCTGATGTCGGAATCATACAAAACGTAGTAGTTGAGGCGTCTATACCGACTATAGAGCCGAATACTGTTATTGTAGATGACGGTCAAACAGTTAACGAATCATATACAGTAAATCTGGAAATAAGAACTAGAGATACAAAGTATAGAGATGCTAGCGGAGTGCTAACTAATACTAACATATTAGACGGTACAAACATATCTTCAGATGGTGTTTTAAAGAAGAAACTTTACCTAAAATTTGAGGGTAACGGTGGTTTCAATATAGACGCTGGAGCTGGAATGTATCTTAATGGATACGAAGACTTCAGTAATGGTCGTAGAGAAACTGTATTAACTGGAACTGTAGAGGTAACAAGCGCAACATCTGGATTAACCTCTAGCTAATAATTAGGAGGTAATCTAATGAGTAGAAGTCAACTAGAGAAGTTGAGCATTTTAAATACTGCTAACTTTTCCAATCACTTTACTTTTTCTGTAGTTCAAGAGGGTTCAGACGAGGCTTCTCGCCAAGTCCTTAGTATTGAACCAACTTCAACACCAATTATAGAGGATGGACAAACCCTTATACTGAGTAAGAACTTTGACCTTACCGTTAGTGGTTTGTTTAAGGCGAGTACTATATCTAGCTTGCAGACGTTAGCCGACAACCGTACAAGCCTTGTGTTTGGTGGGTTCGGTATAGGCGGTCAAATACTGCAACTAGAAGGTGCAATGAACGTGAATCAAGTGTTCTCTGAGTCAGCCTCATTTAGGTTTAACAGTCCTCGTGAGGCTACTGGTGGGTACGACTCAACCACAGGTAAACATACCTCTGGTTTATCATATAGCACTAATGGTTTAGCCCTATATAAGTGGGGTGCTGCATCTGCTGGTAGCGTAACAGCTTATGGTTGGGAAAAGTCAAGTGGCGCTACTGTCTCTTTTGCTACATCCACTAACCAACAAACGTTATCCTCTAGTGGAGGAGTAAAAAAACTGTATAGAAACATTTACCTTCCGTTTGGAGGTAAAACCCTATATTTCAATATAGATGTTGTTACAGCAAATGATGATGGCGCTACTACAGATGGTATAAGCATAAAGATGATTTCTTATACTGGAAACGAGACTGGCGTTGATGTAGACGGAACAGCTACTAGTATAACTAGTGCTGATAACGGAACGGTTAAACAAGCAAGTATCACTCCTACATCTGACGCAAAAATGGTTCAGGTCATTGTTCAGCTAGGAGAGGATGATACTTTAATATTCAAGAATCCTACCCTACAAACAAATAGCACCTACAACTTTGTAGAGTTTAACACATAACCCTAAAATATAGCGAGCAATTTATGGGACGTATTACAAAAGTAACTGGCGAATTTATGGGGGTTCGGTTTGAAGTCAAGCCGACCCCTATTCGTTTTGATAAAATAGTCGAAGAGCGTAGACAAATGCTTCTTGACTGGTACAAACAAAATCATCCTAAAACTCATAAAAAAATAACAGACGATAATATTGCTGTTGAAGATTATGAAATGGCAGATTTTGATGCGATAAACGCTTGGCGTTTAGATGAAGAGTTTCGAGCTAAATACTGTAAATATACGGCAGATCACTGTTTGAAATTAGATAAAACTATTGATAGTAAAACTTGGAAGTCTGACGAATTAGAATTAGGAACGCTTGAGGAAGCGTGGGATTTTTTTACGAACAGGCGACAAGTACCTACCAATGGAGTCGGAGTACTTTAGAGTCATTAGACTTGCTCGCACCTAATGACCTTGTGGTTGAAGTTGGCGGAGCGTACACATATTATTGTTACGTTCTCGCTGACTTTGATCCACTGCGAGCGCAGGAGCTTGAAGCCGAATGTTCGGTTGAACAGATAACAAAGTGTATGATGGCTCGTGAAGCATATCATAGACCTAAAGACTAGTATATTACCATGCCAAATCTAATATATAATGTAGAATTTAAAATAGACAAGTCACAGTTATCTGGCTTAAAAGATATTGTTGATGCTAGTACTACGGCAGAGGTATCCTCGTTAACAGATAAAGTAGAAAAATTAGAGAAGCAGTTAAAAAAACTAAAAGGCGGCCAGAACGATCTAAATAAAACAGATAAACAACTCATAGAGTCATCTAAATCTAAACGTTCTATGATAAATGCTTTGTTAACGCAAGGTAAAATTAAAGGCAATCTAGACAAAAATGAACTTAGAGACCTTAGAAATTTAGTTAACGCTCACGAACAGGAAACTAATGCTGTAAAAGAACAGGCGTTTGCTGATGGCAAATCTATAATTGCTCAAGAAAAACTATCTAATGAATTTAAACATTCTACTGTGGCTGTAGCCAATGCTACAGAAGCACTAGAAAATTATGAGAATCAACAGAATAAGACAACAAAAGCAGTAAAAGGCGGTGACAAATCTTTCTCTATAGCGAATCAAACGTTATTTGGATTTGGTGATTTAGCTCAGGATGCTTCTCAGTTTAGTCAAGGTGCAGCTCAAGGCTTTAGAGCCATTGGTAACAACATCGCTTTTAACGCTGAAATGTTTGGTCTACTTTCTCAAAAAACAGGTGGTGTTAAAGCAGCGTTCAAAACATTAGGTTCTCAGATATTTGGTACTGGAGGTATTATACTTGGATTAAATATTGCTATAACACTGCTTACTAGTTTTCTTACAAAAACAGACAAAAAAGCAAGAGATGCAAAAGAGGGTCTTGATCTCTTTGGTGACGCAGCCAAATCAGCGATTGGTGAGTTTGGTGATTCTTTTGAGCAGCCTGAGGTTAAAATAGAAAGCCTTGAAAAAGCTCTTGATAACGTTACATTAAGTTTGCTTGGATTTAACGAGGAAAGTCTTAAAAGCGCTGATAGATTTGGTGCTTTTGACAACTTTAAATCAGACATTGATTTTTCTGTGGCAGGAACAGATGCTTTAACCACAGCTAGTCAAAATGTAAGTAAAGAGCTATTTAATATTAACGAAGAGGGAAAGAAAAGAACAGCCAATGAAAGAGCTATATTAGAGGCAGCATCAGCCACTTTAATAGAGCAAATTGGTCAAGCAAAAGCTCAAGAACAGGTAAATAAAGTATTAGAAGATGTAATACAAAAAAGAAGAGATGAGCTAGAAATAGCTAGACAAAAAGCTGAATTTGATGAAAAGTCACGAGAAACAAGTGTTGATTTAAATGTTTTACAGCAAGAATTAACCATAATAAAAGAAACAGATGCGGCTAAAAAAATAAACTTAGAAGCTGACTTAGAAAGGTTTAAGGTTACTCAAGACTTGACTGAAAAAGAAAAGGAAATAAAAGAGTTAAAATTAACTGAAGATCAGGAAAGGTTTTTATTAGAGCAAGAAGGAGAAAGGGCTAGGTTAGAGCAAGAAAAAATAAATATTCAAGAAGGTATAGACCTAAAAGAACATGCTGCTAAAATAGAGTTAGATATAGAAAAGCAAAAACAAGCAGATCTTAAACAAATAAGAGATGATGCGGCATCCGTACTAAAAGCAAAACAAGCCGAATTAAGTTTTGAGTTACTTAAGGCTCGTGGATCAGATAACGCTGCTGAAATACAGCAAAGGATTGCTTTTTCGCAATTCAATGCAGAAATGGATGCTATCGAGGCTAATAAAGAGCTTACTCAGAAAGAAAAAGAGTCGGCTGAATTAGTAGCGTTTTTCGAGTTTAAAAAAAGAATGTTGCAGAGCGAAGTAAACGCAGAGATGTTAGCAGCTCAACAAAAAAGACAAGCACAAGACATGGCTGTTCAAGGAGTTCAGGCAGCTTCTGCCCTTCTTCAAGGTCTCTTTGGTGAAAATAAAAAAATAGCCATAGGTGAAACGTTAATTTCTACATATTTAACAGCACAAAAAGCATTTGAATCTCAGTTTAAACCATTAGCTACTGTTGACTCTCCTGCTCGTGGAGCTGTTGCGGCTGCGATTGCTGTAGCTCAAGGTCTTGCTCGTGTAGCAGCAATCAAAAAGACAAACGCAGGTGGTGGGGGTGGCAGTGGTGGTCGTGGTGGTGGTGGTGCAGGAGCCGCAGGACAAGGGGCTCCTCGGTTTACCCAAAGCGTTAATTTTTTAAATAATGCACAAGGCTCAGACGAGGAACCAAGTCGAAGAGTGCCTGACTTTGTTCCTAGTTCACCTATAACCAATCAAGCCGCACCCACAGTTGATGTAAACATAGATAGGGCTGGGTTAGCGATTGCAGTCAACAGGGGTCAACAGGATTTATTAAATAATTCAACCTCAATCTAATGGGTACATTTGTAGCTTCAACAGGTAATGTGACTAGAAGGTTTGGCACATTTTCTGCCGAAGTGCAGATAGTGGGTAGTAGTGTGTCTGCAGCCACCACTACAATGCTCATGGCTAAGATGCCAAAAATATCTCAAGACTTTGATGTCCAAGAAACTTCAGAGGATATATCCAAGTTCAGAGTAAACCTATCAAAAATATCTATATCTATATTTGATAAGTTGGGTAATGGTAATCTTCTTTTTACCACTATAAATCAAATGGCTGACAATGATACTATTCAAATTAAGACAACGGTTCCAACAGGTAGTGACTTCTTTATAGGCACTAAGGCAGGTTGTAAGTATGATAGGGTATCAAGAAAGGTAACGATAGAGGCACAGGCAGCCCTTAGATATGATGTTCAAGTAACAAACTATGGTACAGGCACTGGAAACACATTAGATGGTTTAGTTACTAGTGCAACATCTGGATCGCCCAGTACAGATGCTAACTTAATAACATCATCAGATGCAATAAAAGGGTTTCTATTATCTCAAGGATCATCACCTACCACGAAAATTATTGGTCATAAATTTACAGAAACCTTTTCAAGTTTTAGCACTGCGCCTATTGATGGATCTAAAATTTTGGGATATGACGTATCTCTTATTAGTACATACGCAAATGCACAAACAAACATCTTAACAAATTCAATTATAGAAGGTGCGTTTGTAGGATCAATGATGGGTTTTGCATTCTATGTTAGAAGAAATTTTAATGTAAAGGATGATGCAGGAGATAATTTTGCAACATTATCAGCATCTAATTTTAAAGATTTTGGTACTTCATTCAATAAACGAAATGTTAAAAGCTTCAATACTACATTAGCATTGAAAGATAATGGCTTATCGTCTAATAGTGTTTTTAGTGAGGTTGTAAGCGAGACTGTAAGTGCAGTAGGCACGCAGGATGTAATCTTGACAGTTCAAAACAACAATCTAAATACAATAAAATATTCATCAAGTAAATGGCAACTTTTAAGTGGTTCATCAACTGTTGAAGACTCAGCCCTTACTGATGCTATCATTGCAGACATATCAACTCAAGCCAGAGATTCTTACAAAAAATCATTGGGCATAGCTACTGCTAATGAGCCAAACAAAACACCATTCTTGATAACTCTTAAAATATTTGGTATTGGAACACTCAAACCATATCAGTTTATTGAATTTGGTAGTGATATACATCCTAGCGTAAATGGGCTTAAGGCTAGACCATCTATGCTAGAGTATGACTTAGAAAATGACATTATAAACTGTGAGGCATATCTCATCTAATGGCAAAAATATCAAATGTAATTGTAATAACAGATGCTGGTGGTACTCAACAGTTGACTATTCAGAATTATGCTGAATCAGATGAATTAGAGTTTTTTAACACACCATTTGATGAGGCAATAGATGGTACTTTGCGTAGCAATTTTAGAGACTTTAGAAAAAAAATAAGTCTTACCTATAACTTGTGTACAACCCCCGATACTTATAGGTCTATATGTAATAACATTGTTGCAGACCTAACTAGTGGTAAAGAGTTTGTATATATTGGTATTGATACTAACAACGTAATAAGAGTAGTTTTAGATGATGGATTCGCAAGTCGTGTTCAATACGCAAATCAACATGGCTTGTTTGTCCCAAAGATTAACTTTACAGCTTTTGAACTTGGCATTGATATTGCGTTACAATTTGAGGATTTTCGTTTTATAAATGAAAGTTCAGCAGGTGACCAACGTGATTATAGGTTTATATATGAAACTGTTACAACTCAATTAGATTATGGCTTTATCGAGTAAATTAGAAACTATAAATATACGAGTGGACGTAGGTGATGGTTTTGTTAGTGGTGATTGGGAGTATAAGTTCACCATAAACAGCATGGTATCTGACATTGGTCAGGTAAACTTTAACTCACCATTTGATGAAGCTATAGATGGCAGCCTAAGACATAACTTTAGAGGATTTAGATTAAACCTAGATTTGAACTGGGAGAAGTTGTTATCGTCTACGGCTCAGAAGAGAGTGTACACCTCTAGTTGGCCAGCTAGCTTTTCGCCTAGTACGGTTGGTGCGTTTCTTACTGATTTAGTGATTGCGTTAGTAAATAATGGTGACGGTCACGTAGAGGTTTCTTTTGATGGTACATTTAACACGATATATAATATATCTACACCTAATTTATCGACTGCCGATCATTTTCGTTTTGTGTTAGATAGCTCTACATTTAAGACGGTATACACAAATCAAATAGGTAGAAGTTCTGCTAACTTGAAGTTTGTAGGTAAACAAATATTAACTGGTATTCCAGCAGCATTGGAAGCCCCTAGCGTATAAGGTTACATGGCAACGGAAGTAAAACGCAGACGTGGTACAACCGTAGAACACAGCACGTTCACTGGTGCTGTAGCAGAACTTACGGTAGACCTTACTAAAGATACCGTAGTCGTTCATGATGGTGCTACACAAGCTGGGTTTCCCTTACTTCGTGAAGACTTTACTCATGCTAATTGGACTACCCCTGATGGTCGATACTTAAACCAAAGCAGTAACTTATCTGACCTGCCAAACACGTCTACAGCTAGAACCAATTTAGGTGTAGCTATTGGAACGGACGTACAAGCGTATAACGCTGGTCTCGCTGATATAGCTGGACTAACGCCAACGAATAGTAACTTTATCGTAGGAGACGGAACGAATTGGGTAGCTGAGTCAGGTAACACTGCCAGAACAAGTTTAGGGTTAGGTACGAGTGATGATGTTCAATTTGATGACCTTACACTAAGCGGTGTTTTACGAACCAACGAGATAGACACGCAAGCTGACCTAGTTTGGAACACATCCACAGAAGTTTGGAACACAAGTGACTTCTACATCACTGGATCAATAAATTTAGCAGGTAGCTTGTACATTACGGATGAATTAGATGTGTCAGAATCT